CGACCGGTCCATTCCGAAACGCTGCCTAGGCATTCCACGTTGTCCCAAGGCGTACCAGCATCAAGATCAGGCATCAGCTCAACGCCGAATATCAGGCCGTCAATCTCTATTGTGTCCATTAGACAGTCCTTCGCATTGAGATGGACCAGCCCGCAGGAATGCGCTTACACGGCCCGATGAAGGCCATGCGTTCTACCGCATTCCCGATAATGCGCACTAAGCGGAATTGATACATCTTCATGCCGTGCCTCCGATGTGTAGAAGGCGGCACACGGAACGGCCCAGCATGGTCCCGCATACGATGCAGGTCACCACCACCAGTAACAATCCGCCCATAACAGCCTCCTGTCTTCTTCTCCTGAAATGAAAAAGGGCGCCCAATTGGCGCCCCGCTCGTCTTCTGCCGTGCTTACTCGCGGCGTGGTTGATCCATATCCAATGCATGACTCGCCTCCATCCGTTATCCGTCCGGGTGTTCCCCGGCTCACCGTCGCAAACCATGTGCATCCATGTTGCTAGTGCTGACCTCTCTCGATATCGAAAGGCCATCAGTAGCAACACTAGCCCTATCGGAAATCGTTAAAGATTGGAAATCGAAAGGGCATAGCATTGCTGTGCTGTTGACGGCTCGCCCCTGTGGGCCTCCCCGTGCGCCTCGCATTCTTCGGTGACATGGGTCACCGCGTCCGGTTCTACCGGCTAAAGCCCGCCGCGTACTCAGGGCCTCATTGCTATCTAGGCTGGAGCGTTGCCCGTTCGGCGCTGTGCTCCATCTTGTTCTTTTTGTAGATCGTCTAAAATTGGAAATCGTTCGTCCGTAATGCGATGCCCGGTAGGCAGCAGGCAGCTCCTGCGTTTGTCGCTCGTTTCCTTTGGGGGCCGTGCGGCTAGTCCCTCTGTTCCCTTGCGATTCCACGTTTGCCCGTTGGGCGGCCCGTGGTTACCTAGTGGTCCATCATCGCGCCGGCCTGTTGGCGGGCTGGTCGGTGGCGGTCCGTGCCGCGACTTGAAAACAGGTTATCACGTAATCGTGGATTGTCAACAATTGGAAACGATATCCAATGTCGATGCGATGGTGTCGCGCGGTCGTGATGGAAAACTACAGATACGAACAGACACGAACGCAAACACAGTGCACAGCTAATGCATTGCGGCGAGTCATGGCTAAGCCTGTGGGAAAGTGAAGACCATTGATTGCATATCACGTGCAGTTGCGTCCTTGTTGAATCAGCGTGTTAGCCGATTCGATGCCGCCATAGGCGCCGCGAGGGCATCGTGGGATAAGGAAACGGGCGCGCGTGGGCGCGTGACGTGCGCGCGAGGGGCACGGGGGGTATCCGCGCGCATGCTCTCCGTCGGATACCCCAACGGAAATTTGCGGCAAATATTTGGACCGCTAGCTGAGTGAGTCTGACGTAGGTGACCCCGGCCGCAACACGGCCCTGAGTCTGTTCATCACTGAGCGACCGTAGGGCGTCAATGTCCAATAGTCGCCTGCGGTCTTTACGCCGCGCGGTCTAATACTCTGTGTTATGAGACCGAGGGCATTAAATTGGACAAGGGCCGTCTCGAAGTCATCGTGCTCTGCGTCTACGAATGAGTGCGGAAGCAGTTGATGCGATTTGTATCTATCCTCTTGCTTTTCAAGTTCCTCGATCACTCTTTCATGTACGAATTTATCGTACCTAGACATAAGCGCGCTCTTGGACGCCTCATTAATCATGAGTGGCGATAGGGCGTAGAAAATTTCATCCCACGTCACAGTGAAAGGTTCGTTAGTCCAAGTGTAGGAACTAGGATCATCCGCTTCTCCGCCGCCCCAAGTATGAAATGACGCGCGGATAAATGTCTCATCGTCACCTTGCGCCAACGTAGAAGTGCCCGCTGGAGCTGTAGTTTGGGCCGCGGCAATTTCTGCTTCCAATGTTTCAATGCGGCGGCGAAGCTGCAATATTTCTCGAGCCGCGTCTTCGCCTGCAATCTTGTCCGCTCGTACCCAGCCCACCGCTGGTCGAGATTTCTTTAGGTTGATTAGGCCTCGGCTAACTTCGCCGCCTAATTCATGCGGCGTGGTCCAATATTTGCACATCTTCTTTTGGACCAGCGCCCTAAAGGCATCGAGTTTGGATTGACCGTCTTGCGTCGGTTCGCAGAGGTCCCTCTCTAACTTTCCTGGCTCGCGGTGTAAAAAACCGAGAATCGGCTTGTTCTTTTCAAGTGCGTATCGGTATTCCATCTCTGTATAACTTTGACCGGACTCGCCTATAGAACCGTAACGGCCTGCTACAACAACGATGTAATAGTCGCAGTCGTCAATGACCTGCTTGATCAGATTCCACTGCGTGTCGTCGGCAGCCGGGAACAGCTCCATTCCAGAGGGAATGCAGTCCAGTTCCAATAGCGCTTGCATGATTTCGCGACGATGTTCAATGAGATCGATATACGTGGAACTCACGAATACCTGAAACTTCTTAACTTCGCTCACGCTTAGTCCTTTCGCGCTGGTTAGCTCGCCTGATTCTATCGAACAATTCAGTCACGACAGAAATATTGGTAAGGTACTAGCTATCCTTGAAACCACAAGAAAACGCCACCCCGTTAGCCATCGACTTCGTAACCAGCCGGTCCACATTGGACACCACGACGGTATCCACCTGATCACCCCACTTGGCCGCTGCGGCATCTCGCATGTTATTCACGGCTTGCTGGTCAACTGAGTCGTAGTCCAGTTTGTTCCAGGCGCCGGCTTCACCACTGATTCGACCGAGCCGCTTGCAGCTCTGAACCTGCGTGGTGCTTCCGCTGAGCACCTGAATGCGCTGCGCGCGGGGAGTGATAGACACGCAGCCGGCGATCATCAGCAGGGACAGAGCCAGGGGGGCGACATGCTTCATGCTAAGTCCTTGTCCATTAGAGACTCCCTATGGGTACCCGCAGGGAGTTATTATCGTAAGAAGTTGCGAGTGATCGATCAAGAGTGAATGGTTTGTGGGCTTCCCCCGCCTGCGGATTTCCACGTTGACGTGATCTGCGAATCAGCGGCCAATGCTGCACGGTCAAATACTACGGTCGTCATTTCGAGTTCCAGAGTTTTACTTCGGCAGCACGGCGATTGGTGAGTCCTTCGGACTTTCGCAGCACACCACTTACGGTTTCATGGTTCCAGCGCATCAGCTCGTACGGGACGGAGCCGTAGTCACCGACATTAAGTTTGCGGAGCAACGTCGAGGACAGCAGACGAGGTGCGCCCAGATTGAACACGAAGCTCACCAACGCGAAGCGTTGGTTGTCCGTGAGTGGTACATGCACCAATTGCAGGACTGACTTCTCGGCATCCTCAGCGTCTTTGATGAGGTATGCCCGCGACTGCTCTTTGGTGATGGTGAGACCTTGACGGACTTCGGGGCCAGTATGGCCGACACCGATGGTCCATTTGCTCGTCGTGTCTTTGTACGCGACGAGCCGCTCGCCTTCGACGTCCACGAGGAACGCCTCCAGGCGAGGAGCGAGTTGGTAAGCTATTTCACAATCCTAGATGTCAATGGGCTGCTGGCTATGGATAACGTCATTCGCGCTGCTCTCGACTCAATAGAAGCGAAAATGGGCGAGCTGCACGCAACATTTGGGGCAAAGACTATTTCTCTCACAGTCATTCCGCTTCGTGATCGTGCGGAACGGACTACAAAGGCTTTTGTTTTCGCCGAGCCCCTACGAGAGCTGAGAGAACATTCCTTGAGTCAGCTTGAATGGGTTACGAGACATACCACCCAGGGTGAGTCGCTGTCCGCTGATTCAATTATCCATGCGACCGAACAGGGTATGAGCGAGCTGAGTGAGCACGGTATGTCTTCTATTATCGAAATGTGCGATGCAGGAGGGGCGGATGAAGCTGAAAGAAGCTTCTATGCTTCGCTTGTAGATGGGACAAAGTCAATGATCATCGCCGAGTACAAAAGGGAAGCTAGTCGAATCATGGTCGAGTTCCAAAGCGCGAACAAAAGGAAGTGGCAGGAGCGCCACGAAAAGTTTTGGTGGTTGGTTGCAGGTGTTGTTTTCGGGGCGCTATCGACTTTGCTAATAAAGGCGCTTTTTGGAAAGTAAGGAATCAATAGTTGTCATAGAAGTTAGCCCGCGGGGTGGAATAACCCAGGACGGATTCTTCAAGTTTGCGGTATTCCTCCTCCATCAACTCCTCCAATCGGCGGTCTTCTTCCTTCGTGATGTCGCGGCTGAGCCAATCGGTCCAATACGCAACCGCCATAGCGAGCGCATCGAGACGGTCGTCATGGCGCAGCGACCCACGATCCCGGGTGATGCGGGTGAGCTGGTGAAATAGCTGAAACTTCGGTTCGTCTTTCTGATCTGCACGGAGGAGCGCTGCGTCCACGACCAGGCGGTGGTTGTTCAACACCGGCTCCAGAGTGTCGATGATGCGGCGTTCCTTCTGGCCAGTGCTGCGGACTTCTTCGACAGTGCATGGATAGATGCGACGTAGCACCGGCTCCAATAGCTTCACGAACATGCCGTCACCGAAGTTCGACTCAACGAGGATCGTCTTGACCTTTTCGGCGCGTGCAATGTGCGCGATGGTCGTCAATGCATCCTCTGAGTAGCCGCCGGGAATCCCGCCGGCCCTCCGCAGGTACACCATGCCACGCAGCATCTTCGTCACCGAGTAGCCGGTCTCATCTCCACCACGGCCCGAAGGGTCAATAGTAAGCAACGACCCTGTGAAGTCCTCCATGTCCTTCGAGACGTACATTGGTCGATGAAGGCGGTCGCCGGTGAATCCGACGGCCGGAATGTCACGGACAACTTGGTCAGGGGCGGAGGCCCACACGATGCGAATGGGCGCCACATCCCGATCTACGTCGAACACGATGAGGTCCGACAGCTTGAGGGGATAACGCTCGCTGTCCGACAACGTGGTGTCGAGCATGAACTGGAGCATGAAGCCGGAGCGTCCATACGATGCCTCACGTTCCAGCAAGTCTTCCTCGTGGAATCTAGATGGTTCCACGGGAGACCACGGACGCCCCTTGCCGGACTCGAACGCTTCCGCGATCAACGGGGCGAGACGGCCCTGGTATTGCGTGTAGTGCTTCTGATCCTTTGGATACCGAGCAGGCCACACGCGAATCTCATAACCACGTTCGGGTAGCCGGTTATAGATGGACTCCTCGGTCTGTGGCGTGCCCAAGTAGATGATCTCGGACGTCGCGAGCGGTTTGAGAATTGCGTCGAATTCTTTGATGAGTTCCGACAGCTTTTCGCGCTGCGCAACTGTGGCAGAGTTCTTCACCACCTCCACGTCGTCCGCGATAATGGTGTCAGCACGGGAGCCGGTGAGCTGACCGGTGATTCCCACGGACTTTACCGATGGAGACTGGTCGGGCAGGGCAGGACCAACATCGAACGCTAGGTTCGAATTTCGCTGGTCGCCACGCGGCTTCAAGTGAGCCAATTCGGGGACCGTTTCGATCAGTCGCTTCACGAAGATCGAGAACGCATCGGCGCGATCCTTGGATGCTGATACGACGAGAATCTTGTGCTGAGGATTCTTCCATAGCAGCCAGCACACATAGGCTGCGGTGAGCCATGACTTGCCGATACCTCGGAATGCTTCGATCACACGGCGACGCGGACCGTTTTGCAGATAGCACGAGATGTCGTACTGAACCGGCGTGGGTGCCGGGAGATTCAGATGTCCCCATATGTGGAAGACGAAATTTCGGAAGTCACAGAAGGGATGTGACTGGTCAGGAGGCAATCAAAGCGTTTACCTTATTCACTAAACTGGCAGGGGGGGGCTCATGGCAGAGAACGACGAAATAACGCAGGCGGAAACCAAAAAGGACCATTGGGTTCTTTGGCTTGCAGTTAAGGGACTTGTTGTTACTGGTATTGCAGCTAGCGGTTGGCTTTATCACGTTTGGGCCGACGATAGGCGGTACGACTCTTTAAAGCATGATTACGAGACGTTAAGCGCCAAGTACGAAGACGTGGACAATGCCAATCGGGCATTGGCCTTGGCTAATGAAAAGCTGCAGTTCGAAAATGACCAATTGAAGAAGAGTCAGCAAGAGACCGGTAATAGGCTTGGTGCTCAGTATGCGCAGTGCATGCAGGCGAACGCGGGATTCGCCGCCGTTTTTAACGGCAACAGCGATGCTGACAAGCAGTTGGCCAAAATGAGAGAAGACAAAGACAGGCTCGATACTGGCATCCGAGATCGGCATGAACC